GGGAGATCAGTAATTTCTCTTGTTCGAGAATCGCATCCGAATTGTCGCGTGGCCACGGACCGAGACTAGCCTTATATTGGGCATTTAAGTCTCTCCCATAGTCTGCAACAATCTTTTCATCTCCTAGACCGAGAATTTCAAACAACGCTTTTGCGTATTGACTCATGACCGGGGTTTCAGGATCCATAGCCAAGTAGCCAATGATCTTGGCCTTCAAGTGCCTTTTCCTTTCTATAGCGTTCGTACCATACGCAACCGGCAAGGACATCAACGCCTTCCTAACATTAAAAATTGAATGTTGTGACGTCCTAGGGTTTATATAGTATCTCCCGCAAAATGTAACAAAGTCACTAGTCGACCGTTGTTCTATTTTGACACTCAAGCCAAGATCTTTGCCAACTTTAAGCATGGAAGCAGGTTCTATCGCATCAATTCCATCATCACCATATTTCGGCCCTATTTTGGAAAACGCATGCGCAGGATCTCGAATCGTCGTTCGCAATGCGCAGTATGCCACAAAAGCATTGATGAGTGTGTTGCCAACCGTCGTACTCTGGGAACCAGAATTTCTGGCATACCTAGTTTCGTATTTAATCCCAGCCTTAGTTCGGGCCGGCAAACAAACATCGCGTTTCAATAAATTAACCAAATTCCTATCGCCTTCCCCGAATGCCTTGAGGTAGACTTGTTGTTCAACTTCAATCCTCAAGAATTTGGATAGGGATCCGTCAAACTTTGAATAATCCGTCTCTATCACTTTTCGGTGTTTCCGACAGAACTCATGTACCGCTTTGGTAGTAGATTCAGGATTTCGGCAAGGCATAAACCAGGGAAACACTTTCAATTTATTCTTAAGTGCTGCCATGTATCTCCCCAGTTGTAATGTATCTTCCGTATTTACGGTCGAGATCGTTCTTGGTGCCTTAACTCCATCGTACATCTCCAGTTTTAGAAAGCTTTTGACTTTTGCCTGCCGTCCGCCCCCCTCCCTAGCCCAGCGCTCATTACGGGCGACTTGGGTTGGTTTTCGCTGAGAATCTATTATCTCTTTTAGATTCACAGGATTCAGAGAGCCTCCAGCGCAGAGCTTGTCCACAACGAACCTAACAAACTCTTCGGCATAACCCGCATAGGTACGTGACGGCGTAACCTCGTTGGCCACTGCCTGTATACGTTTGTCTACGCTTTCTTGATCATTTGCCGCTCCGGGCACAGGTACTCTAGCCGTATTCACGACTGTGTCTTCTTTTGCCATGTTTGCTGCAACTGGTTGAGTATCATAGACTCCCACCACATCATTCTCTCTTATGAAGGTATAGCACACATCATACACCGAATCTGGCTTGCTGGTGAAATGTTGTGCCCATGCCATCACATTGGAGGGTAATAAAGCGGAAGTCTTGGGTCCTAGTGTAGTCGTTGGTCTGAGCGTATCTTTCAAATGGTGCTCAACCATGCTATACGTACAATGCTGGCCTTTCGACACGTCTAACAGACACAAATAACTACTATATGGCATTGTAGTCATTGTTCCATCTTCCACGTCTGCTGGTCGCATGTCAACCCAATCTATACCATTGCGTGCAAATCTGGCAACAAAATTTCGTCCTTGCCTGTGCACAAATTTGGCTGGTTTCAGTTCTGGATACTGTTGTACAATGTTAATTCCGAAAATCCATCCTAGAATCTTTATCAGAAATAGCGGTAAATAGACACTAACATGCGGATACAATGCAACCACATGTCTGCCATTCTTAACTCCATTTTCTGTCTGCGGAACCGATTCCACTCGCATGATATTAAACCATGTTTTATAACGGGATTGTATGACAACTGCGTCATGGCCGTAATCCCACAGCCCTGAACGCCAGACGGCTCCCCCATTGATCGACTCGTGTAGAATGGTTCGACCCTTTCCATCACAAGACAATCGCCAGTGTCCGTCAGAAGTTGTTCCTGCAATACTCTCCGGCACTCGAGTGTACATCAGTATTGGATTATTCATATATCGATGCCAGTCATTTATATGGTAGTCCACATCGATCATGGTGATGACATGCTCGGGTCTGATCTTGTCATAGCGATATTTCTGCCCCAAATCCGAGAAGTCATAAAATCTCCTGTCCCCCTCAACTTTCCATTTGGCCTCCCTATTCGAGGTGGCCACGTCGTACCTTAACCTGTGACTAGTCCTTGACAATTCGGCAATGTGGTCTTGTATGGACGTTGTAGCATTACAACGATAGTTTGCCGCCGTAGGATGTGCATGGTTATTCACTCTAGTTCTCCAGGGAACCATGGGCGAAAACCGAAACTTCGTACGGAAAGCGTCTAACGCAGACCTATCGTGCACCACTCGGAACACCTCCACCACTCTAGTCAACATCTCGCTTCGAAAATCTTCAGTTGTCAAAAGCCGTATAAACAGCCATAAAGCCACTGCAGCACAGCCGCATGAGCGAAGTGTGGCACTGAAAGAAATTCTCATCAGGACCGCCCAACTAAATGGGACTAACATCCTGGAAACCAAAATAATCGTTTTCAATATAAAGATAAACATCGGACTATT